CAGCCGCCGACGCACTGTCCGCATCATCAGCCGTCGCTCCGCGCGTCGCGTTGTCCGACATTGAAAGCGCGATTGCGGAGAAACACTTCATTCGCGCCGATCATGCCATCGGTGCTCCCGGCGCCAATCCCGCGCTGGGCCTGCTGACCATCTGCATCGTGGTCATGAGAAACGGCTTCGTGATCGTTGGCAAATCCGCGCCCGCGTCTCCGGAGAACTTCAATCCGGAACTCGGCCGCACCTTCGCCTATGAGGACGCCGTTCGCCAGGCGTGGCCTCTGATGGGTTTCGCGCTTCGCGAAAAGCTCTCCGGCCGATAGCCCGGCTTCCGTCGACACGGAAAAACCCGCCGCGAGCAATCAAGCTCGCGGCGGGCTCGATTGCCCGGCCCATGCGTTATGGCGCTACATGCCGTTGATGTAGCGCAAGACGGCGACCGTTGCGCCGGTCACCGCCGCGATCGCCGTGATGCCGCCGACAATTTTGGTTCCCAGCCACACGATCCCCTTCGCCTGCACCAGCAGGTCGTAGATCTGGTCGACCTTGGTTTCGATCCTGGTGAGCCGCTCGCCGATCGTCTGACGATCGTTTTCGAGGGCCGCGAGCCGATCGACCGGAATCATGTGCAGGCGCGCGCGCGTGGCCATTTTAATTCCCTCCGGCATAGAGCTTGGTTTCATCATCGAGGCATGCGCCCGCGGCGCGGAGCCGTGCGTTGGCTTCGATCAGCGCGGCCTCGTCCGCCAGAAACGCCTCAATGGCGTCGGTCCTGGCATCGACCGGCGGCATGTGAACCTCGGCGATAAATTCCCGGCAGATCGATGGCTTGTCGACCTGCAGCGCCGATGGAAGCTCACTTTGCATGGTTGCGCATCCGCAAAGCATCAGGGCCGAGGCGGCAACCGCCGCGAGCCGAAACCGGCTTTTGTTTTGCATGATCGTCTTTCGAGCGGTTGAGGGAGTTTCGGAGCGTGTCGAGCTCGGCCAGCTTCGGCCCGTATTTGCGCTCGAGCGCGGCGGCGATATCGACATCGCGCTGCTTGGCTGCGGCCTGGGACTCCAGCACAGCGGCGTGCCATTTGGCGTCCCAGCGGGCATTCAGCGCCCCGTCGCGCCAGATCCACGTCGCGAGGAAAACCACGACGGCCGCGAGCAATGCGCAACCGGTGCGGGTCCGCAGCAGGGCGATCAGCGCGGCAACGATCGCCCTGCCCGCAACGGCCGCAGCGACGGGCGCCGCGACGCAGAACGTCACGACGCCGGCAAATCCGATTGTGGCGATCGCCCAGCCGAGCCACGCGCTCATATCGGCACCGCAACGCCCAGGTCGAGCGCCTCCACCATCTTGGCCCGCCTGTAGTTGGCGTAAAACCGCCAGGCCAGGCCGCCGATCGTCAGCACCGCGCCGATAATGACGAGCACAAGCACGATGTTGGAAACGATGGAGTTTGAGGACGAGAGCGGCGTGAGTGCGTCCTGCGCCTGCTGCAGCGTGTCTTTCACGCCGCTTGCGCTCGACGCGGCCTGGATGGCACCGGCTCCGGTGCCTGACGCCATACCGGTGCCCGTGGCCAAGTCGCCGACGGCCGCGCTCGGGGGCTTCCTGGCGTCGGCGATCCGGGCCTTCTGATAGCCGTTCCTGGTCGGAGCGGGTTCTGGCCCCACGGATCCGCTTGCCCAGGCCTGACCGACCTCCAGCACCCGCGCCACCCGCTTCTTCCACCCGTCGCCATACTTCCACCAGGTCTTGAGCGTCCTCATGAAGGCGAGGCGGTATTGGCAGATCAGCGCAACGAGGCGATCGTAGTCCGGGCAGTGCTCAAGCGCATCGAGCGTCCCCCTGCCGATGTGGCCGTCGATCGCCCCGTGGTAGAGGCCGTCGCTGGCCAGCGCACGCTGCAGCCATTTCACCGACTGCACCGGGCCGGAATTTACGCCGCCATCGAACACGACGTAATCGACGCCGGCGGGCAGTTCGTCGCCGCGGACGGTATCCCAGAACTGGAAACGATAGATCTGGTCCCGCTCGGCGATCCACCCTCGGTTACCGTTCATCTCCGGCGTCAGTGACTTGAGCGCCAGCCCCCGCCGGCGCCGATCGGCGTCGTAGACGCGCTGCGTGATGCCGTTCAGCGTCACGCCCCCCGGATCGTCCGGATCGTTGGAGAATCCGCCCTCGCTGATACCGACACGGCGGAGCGATTCCGCAAAATTGCCTGCGGCCATGGTGAAGTCCTGTGTGTGGGGTGGGTGCCGGTCTTGGTTCGGGAGATTCCAGCGTGTTAGAATTCCCGTTCTCGGGGGCACTGGATGTTTCTTCGATCGAATCTGCCGACGATATTCGAACGGACGCGACACTTGCCGCGCGTGCTGGACATCGGCGGGGTATTCGGTCCGCTCAACACCGCCACGCATATTGTGGACGTGATGCCCTATTCATCGATGCGCGGGCCGCTCGATGCACAAGAGCCGCCGCGCTATAGCGAGGACAATTTCGCGCAGATCGATATCTGCGCGAGGCCATGGCCATTTCCCGACAAATTTTTCGATTTCGCATTCAGCGCCGGAACGATGGAAGACGTTCGCGATCCCGTTGGCGCCTGCTATGAAATGATGCGCGTCGCCAAAGCTGGCTATCTCGAAGTACCCTCTCGTATTCGCGAGGTTTTTCACCACAAGCGCGGCTACTTCTGGCGACGCCTACTCGGCCGCCCAGTTCGTGTGGGATACGGGCATCATCGATGGCTGGTTGACCGGACGGAAACTGGTCTCTCGTTTACGATGAAACACTCGGCTGTTTTTCTTCGGTCCTCGATCATCACGCGGGCTGACATAGGGCGCGATCTCTCACCCGAAGAATCGTCGATCGGCTTCTTTTGGGAGGGGGCATTTGATGTTTCGGAACGGTTGCTAATCGAGCCGGGCGAAGTCGAGAGAGATTTTGCCGCGTTTCGTAAGGAAGCGATCGCGACACTGCGCTTGGCTCAGACTCCTGCGAACAGCAGATAGTTGCACACCAGGGTGGGCTGCACGTTATTGTGCGCCGTTCCGGAGCCCGTTGTTGCAGTGCTATTCTGGGTTCCTGTGCCGCCCGTCCCAGACCAGATCGACACATTTGACGTGGCAAAGTCCGTGTTCCAGCTCAGCTGACTTCCTGCGTTGTTCGAGTATGCTGCAGGTGGGCCGCCGCCACCAATAGCGTAGCTGCCGTTCTTAAACGGATTTGAATTGTCCGCGTGCCGATGCGTTCCGTCATAAAGATAAACTGGATGGTCATGCACCGGCAGTTGGTCGGTCCCGAGAGTATGGGTCTGAGTGCCCCCCGTCCCGCCGAGAGTGTTGCCGTTCGGCGCGACCGTAGCACCGGTAAGCCTGCCAGCGGCCACCCCGCCCATGTTGTCCCGGGCTGCGAGCACCCGGCCACGGGCATCGAGAATGCCGAATGTCGTTGTGCCGTTGCCGTTATTGTACATCTGGCTGCCGGCGGCGATTTCTGCCTGCGCAAACCCCCACAGATCAGGATAATCGGCGCGCAGCAAGGTTTGGCCGTAGGGAAAGACCGTATAAGGTTGCGCGGCGGCGCCTGAGAACGGGATCAACTCGCCGATAAATCGGCCACCCTTCTTGATGCCGTTGCCAGTGATTTCGGCCACCATCGTACCGTTGACGGCGACGCCAATGCCGCTCGCGGTCTTGAAGAGTCCCGCCGTCACGCCAGTGTTGAAAGTGAGACTGGGCGCGCCGGCGTCCCCATCAGTGAGCTTGAGCGGTCCCGTCATGGGGGCTGCTCCCGAGCGCATCAGGCGCGCGGTTTGCGCGGTGGCAAGATCCTCGAGTGGCGGATTGTGCTGGCTGGCCTGGATGGTTTCGCCGGTGATCGCCTGGTAGCCCGGCGGAAGGGAATAAACGCCGTTTGAGTCTGATGGCATTGAGCCTCTCCCAATAGAAAAGCTCCCCGGAACAACGGGGCTGGAAAACGATCTCGGAATCGGGCTATGTTCGCGGTCCGTTCTCAATCGCGCGTTGCGACCTTGGAGAAGGGCCGATGATCAGGCTCGCCGTTTGCACAATCATCCTGCTCGGGTTCGTGTTCTTGCTGAAACACGTCCTCATGAGCGCGTTCGATGTGCTCGGTTTTTGGTCGGGAATGGCGATATGCCTCGCCTTCACGCTCGCCGCTATTGCGGCCGCTTTCTGGTATGATCACGTAGAAGCTCGTTCGCGATCGTCGCGGCAGTAATTGCCGCCATGTCGCCGGTCTTGGCGCTCGCGGGTGCATGTCGCTCCCGTTTTCCCAACGCATCGATAATTGCCTGGACGTGCCTATCGCGGGTCGCACCCTGCGCCGTCAGGATCTCGGCCACCTCGGATCGCGCGCGATTGCGCGCCTCTTCGGTCGCTTTGTTGTAGCCCCAGACACCAGCCCTTTTCATGGCGGTGAGAACCATGCCGACGGCACTCCCCGCGGGCGTGACGATATCGCCTTCCTTCACGGCTGATGGCTTCATGGCGGCGGCCGCCGCCTGGCGCTGCGCGGTCTGTGAGTTTTCCACGACCTTGTTGTAGGTGTCGCGGAACTTGAGATTGCGCTCCACGCTGCGCATCAGATCGTCGGCGGCCTCGTTGCCGTGGACCGTCGCGATCTTAGCGGTATTCCAGCCGCCCTCGCCCTGCAGCTCGCTGCGGAGCGCCTGCAGGTCGTTGGACTTGGTGCCGAGCTTGCGCTCGATCTCTCCGCGACTGCCCCGGGCGAAATCGATCTTTGCAGCAGGCTCAAGCTTGTCGAACTCGGTCTGAAAGCGGCCCGGCGATGCGGTGGTCTTGCCATCGCCGAGATATTTGGTGCCGAGCTCCACAGCCTCCTGACGGCGGGCCAGCGCAGCTGATACTCTGTTCGCCGCCTCATAACCCGACACCTGCTCTTCAAGCGCCTCGTTCAGCCGGTAGCGGAGCTCTTTTAACGATGCCTGCTGGGTCCGGAACGCTGAAGCCGGCACGCCCAGGCCTGGCGCATCGTACTCGATGACGTTATCGAGCTCCTGTTTCACCTTGTGCAGAACCCGTGCATCCGTCTGATTGACCGGAACGCTATCCCAGATCTGAAAGCCGCGAGAGTCGTATTGAGGATATCCCGCGGCGTCGAGCCGCGGCCGCCTCTCGTAGCGGGTCAGCATATCCCTAAGCGTGGTCAGAGCTTTCTGCTCTAGGCCGACGGCTTGCGGGATCATGTCTTCCAGCTGCGTCATGATCGGCGCAGTCTTTACCTGCGGCGCGGCATCAAGTGCCTTGGGATAGTTGATGCTGTCGAGTTCGGAACGACGTGCTTTTATTTCACTGCTGACTGTCTGCGGATCTTCGGCCTTGCCGAGCGCACGATTCACATCGTCCTGGATGCGCGTGTTGGTGGCCGTGTTGCGGGCGGTCAACGCGTTGGTGAGGATCGAGCGTCCTTCGTCGCTGTTGAGACTGGCGCCCTGTCCCTTCCCGAGGAAAGCCGGTCCAGCGTCAACCAACATGGAGTCTTGCCCGAGGCGATCGATCTGGGCGCGGACGGCATCCGGGGTGTCAGCGCGCATCGCTTTGACCAGCTGGTCCGAGGCGCCGCGGGATACGCCCTCGACGTGACCACGAAAAGCATCGGCCACCTTGTTGACGCCCGCACCGATCACCTTCGCCGCGCCCGGGATCGCGGCACCGACGGCGGCGCCCACGCCAGCCCCCTTCGCGGCATCCGTGATGACCTGTCCTGGATCGGTCCAGTCACGCGATTCAATAGCGCCCTGCGCGCCGCCGAGACCAGCTCCAGCCCCTGCAGCCCGCAGTGTCTTGGCGCCAAGCGTGGCTCCGCGCGACGCAGCCCCGATCGCGCCCAACGGGACAAGCACACCACCGGTCAGATTTGCCGTGGTTGAAATATAGGGATGCTCCGCGCCGAAGATATCCGTTTTCTTCCGCTCGGCCTCGAGGTTCCCGGCGTAGTCGCCTTGTTTGCCCCCGATTCCGGTAACCGCTCCCGCGGCGGAGGCAAAGCGGTCCGCCAGTCCGAAGGTCATGCCGTTGGCGGCCGCCCGCACGACGTCGTCTGCGGTTTCGAGCCATCCCTTCTTGCCCTTTTCTCCCGCCGGCGATGCAGGTGAAGGTGCGGCCGGCTGCTCGGCGGCCGCCGGCGCGCCGGCATCAGGCTTCGGCGTGGCGCCGAGCGTCTTGGCGATCTCTTCGACGGTTGCGTTCTGCTGTTCAGGCGTGAGCGTCAGAAAGCCGTCGTCGACCTTGATCTTGCGGCCGCCAATGTCGAGGGTGGGCATTATTCAACGCTCCATCCGATGCCGCTCCTGGTCTTCCCCACCGGCATCACGGCTGACGTGGGCACCTTCACACCGAACAGCGCGCGTTCGCGCTTGTGCTTCTCTGCGTCCGGATAAATGGCGTCGAGCTGATCCTGATGATCCTGCAGCCGCGCCATCGAGGCGCGCTCCATGATGTCCAGCAGCCGCCCGATCGACTTCTCGTCGAGCGTGATCGATCCGCCGGCGGCTCGCTCGGCGAACTCACGGTCGCTGTTCGAGATGTTGGCACTGCCGACGGTCGATTTCAGGACGGCGGCTACCTGCGGCGCGATCGCGGCGCGGAAGGTTTCGGTGTTCACGATCTTGCTCGCGTCGCCGTAACCCATGGCGGAGGCCGCCTTCTGCAGTTGCAAGCGGAAGTCCGCCCCCGATCCGGTGATGACCCCGCCATCACCCAGGAGCGCATTGCGCGCGTTGCGGATGCCGATCAGGCCGTTCGCCGTCGCCCGCGCCTCCTTGGTACGGTCCTCGAGAGCGTCGAAGATCTGTTTGTCGCTGCCGCCGCCGGCAGTGGTGGTGACGTTGCCGATGTTGATCGCGGCCGCGCGCGCCTTCGCGGTCGCCCAGGTGTCGTAGTCCATGGGCTTTGGCCGCTCGGCGCTGCCCTGGAAGTTCTTCCGGTAATATTCGTACTCAGCGACGCTGGTTGGCGTTTTTTCGGCGCCGGAGAGCACCGTGATCTTGCCGGCGGCGTCCTTCTGCACCAGGTTGCCGTCGGCATCCTTGTAGGGCTCGCCGTAGGACGGATCTTTCTTGAGCAGCAGTGACCGCTGGTTAGTTCCGCGGTTGACGTCCCAGATGTTCCCGGCGGAATCGGTCTCCTGGACATGCTGTTCCTTCGGCTTGAGCTGATTGGTGAGCGCCGAGGCCATCTGTGGCGGTAGGAAGGGGTTCGACAGCACCCGGGCGACCTGGTCGATTCCGGACTGCGCCGGAGCCGGTGGCCGCCCCTGTGCCTGCGGGAAGGCCTGCGCGACCATCCCCACGCCGGACGGCGGCACGGAAGGGCCCGCCACGGACTCAGGCGCGGCGCTGGGAGGGTTTTGGGGGAACGCCGCAGGGGTTGTGGTAGCGGCCGGGGCGAATGGAAGCGCCGACGCGACCCGGGCGGGCCCCTGGGCAGGCTCGTCATCGGGGGAGTAGAACCGGTGACCACCGATTTCGGTAAACTCTCCCCCCGCCCAGGACGGCGGCTTGCGCCCCAGGGCGGCCTGACTGACCGGCGAATAGAAGTGCGTCGCACCCTCGGTCGGATCGTTGGCGCCGAAATAGGCTGCGTCCACCTGCTTGCCGATTGCCTGATAGCGCGGATCGTCCGGAGAAAGTGCCAGCATGCGCCGTTTCGCCTCCCCGCCATTCCAAGGCTCGAACTGGTTCCGTGCCAGCGCGACGCCCGGAATCGAATGGCCGCCATACCCGCCGTCGACCGCCCGGTTCCGGATCACGGCCGCGACGGCCCGCTGGCCCTCCGGCGGTTCGTTTCCGGCCTCGCCATATACGGTGCGGATCATCAGATCCCGATCGGCACCGGTGGGCGGGTCCAGCGGGCTCGGATCATCCGGGCCCAGCACCAGCACGCCGTCATCGCCCCTCTTGCCAACCGATGGTCCGGGCTTGGGCAGGCCTGACGCGACCATGGCTGGCGCCGAACCTCCAGCCGCCAGCGCTGAGGCTGCAGCGGGTGTCGCCCCCTCGCCGTGATAGATCTTCATGAAATCGTCGATCGCTTGGCGACGGCCGCGTTCTTCCGCGGCGTCGGCCGACATGGCATCGGCGGTGCCGAGCAGCGATTGCGCCACCCGCGCGGCGCCCTGCCAGGCGGATTTGATCGGGCTGTAATCCGATCCTTCCTTGATCATGGCAGCCGCCACGGCTCGCCGCGCGGCAATCTGCGATGGCGTCAACTGGCCGCCGCCGTCGCCCCAAACGAAAGGCGTGGTGCTCTCGATCGCCATCAGGCTGCTCCCAGCATGTGATAATCGACCATCTTGAAGCCGGTCCAATGCGTCCCGACGGCTTCGGGCATCACCTGTTCGACCTCGTCGGCCATCACGCCACGCTCGCGCCGGCCGAAGATCGTGTACTCATAGGCCGGCAGTTCGAGCACAGTGGTGCCGACGCGAACAACGTTCGATTTCAAGCGCCTGTCGGACATCGCCATCAGGCCGGGTCCGTATTTCAACGCGGCGCTGCCGACTGTGCCCGCAAGGCCGAACATGCCGCCCATCGCCGCGTTCTGGTTGCCGATGGCTGTGTTGTACTGGCTGGTGGCCGCATTGTAGTTGTTGTTGACCATGCCGGTGTAATCGACACCGCCGACGCCCGTGCTAGGCGTCGTGGTGAAGTTCGGATTCGACACCTGCGATCCGGACAAAAGAGCCGAGATCTCGTTGATCGGCTGGTTCCGTTCGGTGAGCGCTTCCTGCGCGCTCTGCGCGCGGCCAGTAAGATAGAGCTGGTTGTAGGCGTCGTTCTTGCCCCGCGCGAAATTGTCCATCTCGGCATTCCAGGCCTGGGAGCCTGGTTGGATACCCTGGTTAGCGAGCCGCGTGCGCAGAGCGTCCTCATTTTGGGCGAACTGCGGATCGAGACGCGCCGCGCCGAGCTTGTTGAGCTTGTCTTCCGTGGCTGAATCGAGGTTGAGCGTGGTACCGAGCAGGTCACCGATTTTCGCCGATGAATTGACGCCGATGTTGCCGAGATTGGTTTTGGTCTTGTTGGTAAGGTCCAGGAGGGCCTGCTGCTCGGGCGAGAGCGTCGTGGTGGCGGTGAACTTGGGAACAGAGTAGGTTTTGCCGTCGGCGCCAACGAAGGTGCTTGTGCCGCTCTGCTCATATTTCAGCGTCCCGTCCGGCGTGACCTGATCCGTCATGTTCAGAAGCTGCTGCGTCACCGCAGTGTTCTGATTCATCTGGCCCTGTGCTTCCGCCGTCGCCTTTGGATCGGGCGCTACCGGCGCCGTCGGCGTGCTCTTTGACATCAGCTTCTGCCCCTGTTGAAACGATTGGACCGCCATGTTTCGTCGGCGAGCGTGAGAACGTGCTCCGCCTCGCTGCGGCCGCGCAGCCGCGGGATGACATATTCGGCGAAGCCATAGGCCTTCGCGATGCGCAGCATCGTCTTGTTGTGCTCGGAGACGCGAAGGACCGCGAGCTGGCAGCCAAACAGATCGAACGGCACCGCGAACATGGCGCGAAGCACCGGCCGCGTGAGCCATCGCTTGCTGATCGCTCCGGCCGACATCTCCATGACGCCGTCGCGGGGGCTGAAATGATGGTACAAAACGCCGGCGATCAGTTTGCCGTTGTCGAAAACGGCGAGTGAGGCATATGCGGAAAATTGTCCCGCTTCGCCATAAACAATGTTGGAGACAAAATCCCCGACTGCGGCATTGAGCTCGATGCTATGCTTGGCGGAGTCGGAGAAGCGAACCGAGATCACGTGACGATATCGGCAAGCTCATAGGTGACGTCGACCTGAATGATCTCATCATCAGGCCGGACCAGAGCGCCACTCGTCAGTTGCAGCCCTGGCGCAATCGCGCAGCCGCCGCCACCGACTGATTGCCAATCGCCAAACACCCGCTTCTCTTTCGGCAGGCCCCATTTGGCGACACCCCATTTGCCCGCGCCCCAGACATCCCCCGACGGTTGGCTGGAATCATCTGGTGCCGGCGGAAGATTGATCGCGTAATCTGCCTGCAGGGAGAGTTGTGGGGTTTTCTCCACCGAACTGCGCAGGAGAGCGCGCATCAATTTCGAGGCCTTGAGGGTGGCGGCGGTTTTCAGGTTTTCAAAAAGCCAGACGCATGTTGCGGTGTAAGGGACTCCCAGGTCCGCGCCGGTCACCTCACCCTCGATGACCTTGCCGCTCTCCGAACCGAAGAAAAGGCGGTTCTGAAAGTGCTTGAGGCACTTGCCGTTCCAGCCCGTATACAGGCCCCAGCCCCCGGTGCGCGTGTTGGCGACCAGCATTTGCGGCTGATCGCCAACACCTGTCGGCACCGTGACCAGCAGCATCTGTTCGGTCGGCCATATCTCGCAGCTCCAGCCACTCGGCGGCCGCCGGCGCACTGCCTCGTTCCAGGCCTCCTCGATCTTGTAGGATATCGCCACCGGCGCGATCGCCGCAAAATCACGCTGGACGGCTTGGGACAACGGCACGAGGCCGATATCGGTGGCAATCGCAAAGTCGCCGCCGGCGGGGACCACAGCCTTCGGTCCGAGCGGCTTGCCGATACGATAGACGCCAACCCGCGACCAGGTCGCGGATGTGCCGGGATCCGTACCCTGATAGACGGCGGCCTCGCCTTCCGTCGAGACGAATACGCAATATTCCGCGGGTCCGTTGCCGCTTTCGATCGACCAGATCGCTCCGAACAGCAGCGAGCCACCTCGCTTGAACACGCCTCCTAGCGGAAGTTCGGTCGCCGCCCCGCCAATCGCGTCGGCCGCGAGATAATAAGCGGACAGCGAGTCCTTTTTGATCGCAAACAGGCGCTGCTTATAGGTCCAAACATGCGAGAGCGTATTGGCGCCGCCGGCGACGCCGGTAATCGCCGGCGAGGTGGTCCAATCCGTACCATCATAGAGTTGCGGCGTGTCCGTGCCATTGACGCAACGCAGGAACACGCCACCGCCGTTGGCGATCTGAGCTACAGACCAGTCGCCTCCGGTCTGCAAATCGACGTCCGCCGCCGGGGAGGCATCGGGCACAGCCGGGCTGGTGATATCGTATATTGCCGTCTCGGTGGCCGCGAACAGCTTGCGGTTGTTGCCGCTCACATAATCGAAAAGCGAGAGCACGTCCTCGGTGCCATCTCCAACCGTTGCGAAAAGTTCGGAGCCGCCCCGGATCCTTGCGCCGGTTGTCGTCGGAAAGAAATTCTCGAGCGCGAACGCGCCATTGACCTTGGAACCGTCCGGCAATCGGGCGCCGGGAGTGGCGAGATTGACGTTGCGGATCCAACCCCCGACGGGAGCTGGAAAGGTTGCCGGCCTGGCTTCGCGCGCGATCGGCGGTGTCGGAGCTCGCAGCGAGGCGCCGCGCGACGCCGGCTTTCTCATGATTGCCCCAGCGCGCCGGGAAAGGCGATGGCGGCATTCGTCGGCACCCTCTGGCGGCCCGCAACCAGCTTCTGAGACCCCTTGTCGCTGGCGATCAGCTTTTCCAGCGCGAGTTCATAATTCGTCATGTCCTCGGCGTAATCCATCTTCTTCTGCGCGCGCCACCGCCACACAAGACCGAGCATCAGCAGGCGTTCCGAGAGGGCGAACGTTTCGCCATCGCTCGAGAAAGTGGCATTCGCGCCATTCACGATGGTGTTTCTGACGTAGTAGAATTGCGCCTCTTCGCCGACCGGCATCGGCGGATAAATCTGGAACTTGCCACCTAGCATGATCCAGTAACCGGGCGCACCGGTCGCCGCAGTCTGCTGAATGTAAAGCCACTGGTCTTCGTCACGGACCGCAATGAATTTCGCCGATTTCCAGTTCTTCGAGTGGACGTCGGTGGCCTTGAGCATCCGATCGTAATCGGCTGGCAGGTCGAACGCGATCTTGACGCCGTCACCGCTCAACGTCGCCAGCTTACGCAGTTGCTGCCAATCATGGGCCTTGGCGATATCGGTAGCGACGTCATTGGCTAGGTCGGCCAATTCCATCGCGAACTTGTTGGTGGTCGAGAACAGGCTGCCAGGCTTTACGCCCAGCAGCTTGACCCCGGCCGATTGGGCAGCCGTGAGAACGCTCACGCAGCCGCCTCTGTGGCTTTCTGTGCCAGCTCCGCGTTTGTCTCATCGGCGAGCTTCACCAGCTCGGCCTTGCTGAGATTTTTACGCGGCTTCTTTTTGGTCACCTCCGTGAGCCAATTTACAATGTCTTCCGGATCCATGCTGGCGAAAGGCGAGTCCGAATTGACCTGTTTGTCATCGGCATCGCTGTCGGCAGGGCTTTCTGCCGGACGGCCGACTTCAAGCTGCTCGATCCGCGCACGCAACTGCGCAATCAACTCAGCCTGGTCGGTGACCACCGCGGTGCTGGTGGCGGCGTCGAGATAGGCCTGCGCCTTCTCCTTCAGCTCACGACCGCCCTGCCCAAGCATGCGCAGCGCTTGGCCGTCAAGCGCGGCGAGCGACTCCGCGGTATGGATGTTGAGCGCCTTGAGCTCGAGGCGCTTGCCCTGGGACAGGAACGGCAACTCCCCGAGCGGCGTGCCGGAGGCCACCTGCGCCTCGCCGGCCTTGAACTTCCGGTACTGGTCAGGATAGGCAAGCGCATACGTCAGCGGCGTGCGCTCGCCGCTCTCCGGATCATCGTGCCATTTGAACACTTCATGGGCCGGATAGACGCCGACCGTTTGCCGATTGGCCGCAAACCGCAGCTCGCAGACTTCGATATCGTCGTAGATGGGCCGGCCGGCCGCCTTCGACTTCGTTTCGTTTCTGGTGGAATGGGTTTTGAAGATGGCGACCGTCAGGTTCTCGGTCGCGAGTTTGTCAATACGAGGCATTGGGGTGAACCTTCCGTCTGAGGGAGTGCGAGGAGGATCCCGCCGCGGATGATCCGCGGCGGGCTGAAGACGATGGGTCGCTTAGGCCGCGACCGCGTCGTCGACGAACGGGTGATCGATTTCGATCTCGGCCAGGCCGGCAGCGGGCGTCCCGTCGGCGGATGCGAACTTGGCGTTCTTGACGCGGTCGCCGGCGACGACGGCGTCATCAAGGGTGCCGGCGGTGCCGGTCGAATAGACGTTGCCATTGTCGGCCACCGTCCCGGCCTTGACCACGGCCTTACCGCGGATCTGGTACCAGCCGTACTGATTGGCTCCCACCGGCGCCATGGCCACCGCCACCGAACCGATATCGTTTGCAGCCAGCAGTGACGTCGACCAGTCGTCGGGATTGTAGAGCACGGCCGAGCCGATGACCGTGTTGGCGCAGCCCTTCAGGAAGATGAACTCGCCGTTGCCGTAGTCGGAATCCACCGCCTCGATGGTGCGGCCGAGCCACGGTCCCTTCGAAAAGCGACCAGCAACATTGCTGTCGACATTGACCGAGTCGATCGGCGGGAAGCCGAGGCTCGGAGTAACAGGAACATATTTCGACATGCGCGAAACTCCTCACGCGTTGAACAGGTGAAAGGGAGAAAAAGCACCGTCCGCGGCGGGAGCACCGCGGACGTTTGCGCGAAGGCCCTTAGGCGGCCGGATTGCTGTCGATCAGCTTCCAGTTGAACAGCGGATTCTCCATGGTCAGTTCGCCCATGAGACCGATGTACTGCACCACCGCGTCCTGATTGATCGGCATCATCGCCGATCCGATCTTCGAGAAGTTGCGCTCCGGATGATACCGCATGCGCAGCGACTCCGTATCGAGGCCATAGGTGGTGTTCGCCGGCATGTTGGACCCGATGCCACCATCCTGCACGATCTCCGCGGTTCGGCCGGCGCCGAAATACTTCAACGCCTGGAAGCCGAGCTTGCCGAGCCCGGTCTCGTCGTTGATGCGCTGGATCGACACCGTTGCGGCATCGTAAGCCTCGTAGTGCTCCTGCGAGCACAGCAACAGGTCCGCGCCACGCTTGTTGCGCGAACGCCGGGTCATGATCCGGTTGAAGATCGGCCGGATCGTGTCCTTGTTGACCTGGGTGAAGCCCGGGAAGTCCGATTGGGCATCGAACGTCGACGTGCGCCAGATCGCGTTATCCACGCGACTAATGCCGCCATAGATGCCGGCATTGGTCACGGTCGGAATCGCCAGCTGCAAGCCACCGAGTTCCTTCCCGCCGAAGCCCGAGCCGTTCGAGTGGATCGAGCGGTCGGTTTCGTCCTGAAGTTCGCCCTCGGCCGCCTTGATGTGGGCCTTCATGACGTCCTTGAGCTGGTTCGTGCCCTGGTTGTTGAGGATCTCCTCATTGGACATGACCACCGCAACGGCGAGCATTTTCGGCGTGAACTCGGCGTCATTGAACAGCTCGGCCGGGCGTGGGTTGAGGAAGTCAAACCCGTTGTACCAGACCGCCGAACCGGTCTTGTTGTAGAGCAGGCGCTGACGAATCTTGGGGCCGGAATACGGCTCCCACAGACCCTTGCGCTTGAGCACGGCCAACAGTGCGTTGGAGTTGGAGACCAGATCCTGATAGCCCGCCGAACGATCCTCGAGGGCGAGTGACAGGATTTCCTGATTTTTCTCGACTGCGGTCAACTGACCCATTTTCAAACCTCTCTATGAAGGGACTCAGCCAGCGGCCTCGAAAGCACGATCAATGGCCTCGTCGATGGATTTGGAGCGCTTCTTCGCCGTCGGGTCTGAGCCGGGCGCGGGAGCACCGTTGATGGACTTCGTGCCCTTAAGGGTCTGAGCCTCGAGGGCGGCTGCTGCGGCGGCTGAGGCCTCAGCGGACTCCTTCGCGCCCGGCTTTGCGCCAGGCGGTTTCCCGAGAGCGGCCAATTCGGGATGGCGCGCCAGAACACTGCTGTAGGCCGCATCCAGGCCTGCCGTGGTCGCGGGATGGTTGTTCTGTTTCAGCTCCGCCGCGATGTGCGGCGCCAGAATCTCGAAGAGCGGCTTGTCGGCGGCCCAACCGCCGATCAGGTCATGCAAGGCGGCATCATCCTGCTGCTGAAAGCGCTGTGACACTCCGGCCAATCTCTGTTCCAGTTGCGCGATCGTGCCGCGCAGATCGCGGATCGTCGCATCATTCTGGCTCGCGGCCTGGTCGGGGGTTTGTCCCATGACAACGGCGGCCACTTCCTTGAGCGAAACACCGATGTTGTCGCACACCGCCTCGAGGCCTTTCAGCGGGTTAGTGCGGAGGAGCTGCTCCATGTTGACGTATTTGGTCAACGCCGATTTGACGTCGGTCCCGGTCTTGGCCGCCAGCTCATGGAACTCGTCGATCGACGAATCCCGCTCAGCCCGCTGCCGGTACTTCTCGACACCGGCGGTCAGCTCGCGCTCCATCCGCGTTACTTCCGCCCTCACCGGCTCGGGAGCGGTGTCCCAGGCAGCCTTGGCGTCAGTTGAGAAGCGCGCCGGGGCGGCATGCACGGTCGCCGACGGCTTCTGCGCGGGATCACCCTCCGGGCTCTTGTCACCGGCGGCCGCCTTCTCAACGCCATCTCCCGCCTTTGGTGCGGGATCGGCCGGCTTCGGCGCTGTATCCTTCGCGGGCGCGTCCTTGGTGACGGCCTCCTTGGCCGGCTCTTTTGCTGCAAAGCGGCCATTGTCACGCGGCTGTTCGGATTTCACCGGTTTGGGCTGATCCTTCGCCTGGTCGTCAGACCGGTCCTTGCCCTCAACCTTGGCGGATGCGCGCTCGATCGCATCGTCGATCGAAACATGCTCCGGCTCGCTGTTCGACTCGGTCGAGATCGGATTGGGCGGCGACGCCGGGGCGTCATCAATGCGCGCGTCAATGGGTTCAGCCGGCGCGGATGCGCCACCGTTGTCGATGTCCATTAGATTGTCCTGTCTGAGAGGGTGCGTTGCCCGGAAACCCGCCGGGCGCGGTAATTACTTGGCGCGCGAAGTCCGCTCGCCGCGATTGAAACGGGCAGCCGCCTTGTCGACCGCGTCGGCGATCGCCCTGTCCTCAACCGGCGGCTTTTGCCGCGGCTTCAGCCGGGCTGGATCGTTACCGACCTCGATGACACCCGCGGACCGATAGGTCGCGCGCAGTGCCGATTTGCTGTCATAAATCTTGCCGTCCAGCTGGGACTGGACCGGCGACATGATATCGCTCGCGATCCGGGGACACGGCAGATCGGAGCGCTTGGGCTCCGATCGCACCTTCACGGGTAACGCTATGTCCCGAGAGAAGTCGATCAGTTTGAAATTCTCGCGGTAGGCCTTGCTGGTCATGACACTCCTCAAGCTGCCAATAGGATCAGCGCGATCGCTCGGTTTTTGCGGGCCTGGCTCTCGACCATGATCTGGCGCTCGTAGTCGCGCACCAGCCGGCGCATTTCGGAAAGCGAGAGCCTCAACTGCTCAAGACCGTCATGCTCAAGCGAGCGCATGGCGGTCACGGCAATCTTTCGCTCGGCCGCCGGCGGAGCCGAGACGATGGCATCGCCCACGGGCACGCCCATCACCTTGCGGTAGGCGCGCTCGATCGAGCTGTTTAGATCGTCATGGTCCTTGCGCTTGCGCCGCTCCCGCTCCTGCCGGCTGCGCTCCAGGGGTTCGAAGTCGATGCGATCGAGACCGTCGACCAGCTGTTGTTGCGCATCTTTGCCACCGTTCAGCGCGGCCTGGTCGGCGCCGTCCACGCCGGCGAAATTCCCGGAGATGGCAACACCACCGGCGATTGCGGCCTGATCAGCACCATCTATTGCCGTGATTGTTGCGGAGCGGGTGCCAAGTCCAACAATCGTGACGATATCGGCGCCGTCCGTGGCAGCCAATGTTCCACCGGCTAAGACGCTCCCCGCAACCGACGCGGTGTCAGAGCCGTCGATGCCAGCGAGCGTTCCCGCCAGCTGGATGTTGCCGGTCAGCGCCGCCTGATCCGCTCCATCGACGGCGGTAAGGTAACCCAGCCTGACAAGGCCGCCGACAATCGCGCCAGCATCGGTGCCGTCGACTACGGAAAGCGCGCCGGTTATAGGTGCCTGGCCGACTGCAGCAGCGGCGTCCGCGCCGTCCGTTGCAGCCAAGATGCCGCCGGCCAAAAGACGCCCGGTGCTGGACAGGGCGTCGGCGCCCTCAGCTCCCTGGAGCGCACCGGAGACGATCGTCTGACCGGTCAGAGCACCGCTATCAGCGCCCTCACCGGCCGAAAGCGTGCCGCTCGCGAGTTTCCGGGATAGCTCGCCAAGCGCGAGCCTTCCAAGTGCGTCAAAGCCGAGCATTATTCAGGAGCCATGATCACGTCAGGGTCCGCGCCGACAGCATTCAGCGCTGCGAGCATCGTCGGATCGTTGAAATAGATAGCATCCCGCGATTCCCACCGCTGCCTGTCGTAAAGCGACGCGCCCTGCAACACCGCATATGCGTCATCAAGCTTTCCAGCCTCATGCAGCCGATCGATGATGAGGCTCTTGCGCACAAGGCGCGGTTCGGGCTGCGGCGCAGAAGCCCTCTCGGAAATGAACGCCTCTTCTTCTTCAGGCGTCAGATCGCATTCAACGCCATCGATCATCGCTCGAATAGCCATGCGATTACCTCAAGCCGAAGAACATAAAAACAGAACCAGCAGCTAAACTTGCTGACGGAGGTGATATGCGCATTCGATCTGGAGTAGTTGCACTAGTGCTTGCAACACAATCATAGACTGAGCTGGAGGTGGGCGAAATTCTTATTAACTGGCACACACCGACGGCAATCGTAGAAACTGCTTCAAAGGGTGCGAAAGACCCTGTCGATAAAGCTTGAGAACTACTTAGATAAAGTATCTCAGTTGAACTGTTTCTGAGAGCAAATCTACAAGACGCCACGTTTGATGTGCATTTTATTGCAGCAAGACACATCACCTGCCGGTATGTCCCTGCTGTCCACGATTGCTCAACATAAGATGTGTTTGAGCCGAGCGTCTGTGTGGAGCCGATCTGCTCCCATCCTGACCCACCAAGCGCCGCGATGGCTTCCGCCGTTCGAGCGGGCGTCATCGTTTTTGCTGTATCTGTTCCCGCCTGCGCTTCCGCTGTCGAGGCTAAGCCTGGCTTTCCAGACAGATCGCTATACGCTCCGGTCGTTGCCACGGTTGCCAAGTTACTCAACTGCGCCGCGCCATTAAGAGTTTCGGCGCGGGGGGTGATGAAGACCTCTGCCGCACCGGAAAGATTGATCGGGCTGTTGCTGTTGGTGGACTTGGTGACCGTTCGCGTCAGCGTCGGGCCGGACGACGAATATGTTCCGATCCCAATCTCGGAGCTATTGCCATCCTTGATGGCGTAGTCGATCACGTCGCTGTTCGCCACGCCCGCACCCGCGAAGCTCAGATAGCCCGAGACCGCGGCGCCAAGCGTGATTGTGCCCGTGCCCGTGGTCGTCGTGGTCATGCGGGCGAGGTTGAAGAGCTTGGCCATCAGACGCCGGACGTGTTGTGCGTCAGAGTGCCAGCTGTCAGTTGCACGGTCTGACCTGCGACGATGGCCACCGAATCCAGGACTATATTCGCGCCCGCGGTCCCGACCGTCAGGCCCGAAATGACGATATTGCCGTTCGAATCCTTGACCCGAGCGGCCGCGGCTGTGCCGGTGGCGTCTGCGGAGGTGTCGGCCACTGGCGGCGAGAAATCGAAGGTTAGCACGTCGCCCGAGACAGATCCGCATGGATCAGCCAGGGCGATGGTGGCGAGCACCGTGGCCATCGCTGTAGTGCCAATCTCGATAATACCCGGCCCAGAGCCAGCGTCGATCGCATCGAGCACGTCCTGCATGCGCTGCGTGCGCAGCGAAGCACCATAAATAACAGCCATCAGTTAACCTCTGCGGTTTTGACACCGATCGGGTTGCCCCCGGCGTCGGTCACAATCACCTTTGGCGCCGTAAGCGCCCTCGTCAGTGCGGCGTTCTGTTCGCTGATCGCCGCGAGCACGGCCCCATTCTGCTGAGCGAACTGATCCGTCACGTTTTTGAGCATTTCCGCCATGACGATGTCCGGCCGCCTATAAGGCTGGCGGGCCGACCTGGCCGGCGGCGCTGGTGCAGCTTCGGTCGGAGAAGCGTCATCACTATCCGGAACCTCGGCCGCAAGCTGCGCGCTCGCCGCCGCGGCGGTCGCATCGGATTTGATCCCGACGTGCTCGATCTCCCGATTCAACTTCTCGAGTTCGAGATCGCCCCTGGCCATGTCCTGAAGGTGACGCTCGTTCTCCTCAGCCCGTTTGGCGTCGAGAAGCTCGATTTGCTTGTTCGCCAGTTGCACCTTGCCCTCGCGCTCCACGCGCCTGGTCTCGGCGGCATCGAGCGCTTCCTGCTCACGAATCTTGCGAGCAATCTCATCCGCGGCGGCTTTCGCCTGGGCCTCGAGCAGAACCTTCTGCGCATTGGCCATCTTTTCCGCATTCTCGGCCTTCTGCGTTTCCTGCTTGAGCTGCTCGGCCGCCTGGGCGCGGGCGGCTTCGGCCTGTTTCGGGTCCGGAGGTTTCGGCTGCCCCGCAAGATCGGCGATCTTGTCGGCGAATTCGTCGATGACGCCTTCCATCTGGCGCCCGGCGCGGAACTGGCTCGCGGTGAACTTCAGGGTCTCTGCGATCACCGGGGCGGCTTCGGGCATCGCCTGCATGACAGCTGCGGCCTCCTTCATGACGCCGCCCACGGCGGTGACGAACTCGGTGGCCCGCTGCTTAGCCGCATCTTCGTCAGGCGCGATGGTGCTGTCGGTTTCTATGTCCAGAACGAATGGCCGCATGCGCTGCTCGCGCAGCAGCGCCATCACCTTTTCGATGGTGGCGGTTTCATTGATCTTCTGGAGCTGGGACCGGAGTGCGCCAACCTGCTGTTTGGCCTGGGCGAGGACCGCCTCGGCCTGCTGCGGATTGGCTTGCGCCCTCTGCTGCAACTCCGGATTCGCTTTGGCCTGCTCCACTTGGGAAAGGATCAGTCGGATCTGCTGCTCGACCGGCGCTGCCTGTGCGACAATCTCCTGTTCCCTCGGGACATCAAGCTGAGACATATCCAGCAACGTCTCGGGCTGGAAGTTCTCAGCCATGATCTCGCCGACGATCCGCGTGATATCGCGCGCCATGCGGACAATCTCGTCCTTTTTGTCCCGGATGCGGACCGAACCGTACTGGCTCTTGAGCTGCTGCGCGCCAAGCGTCTCGCTGGCCTCGCTGAGGCCGCGCATGATGTCCGACAGCCCGATGATCTGATAGACGTCGTCGAACAATTCCTTCCGCAACGCCACCAGTTCCTTGATGGTCGAGGCGACCATATCCAGCGGCAACCAGACGATCATGTCCTTCGGCGTACCGTTCCCGAGCAGCGCCCAGTTCGACACGCCGATCAAGATCTGGTTGTCCCTGGTCTCCTTGATCGCCGCCTCGATGGCGTCGCCCAGGTCGCCGCCGCCGGCGGGGTAAAAGCCGCGCACCTTGAGCGCATCGGCGAGCGCTGCGATGCGCCCTGTCAGCTCGTTGATCTCCTCAAGCTGATCCTTGTAGTAGAGCACGTCTGGCACCGGAATCAGGGTGCGGCGACGAACCGTGCCGTAGGCGGGTTTCGGACACGGAAAAAAGTCCTCAAGCTGCAGATGCGGTTCGCTCTGGTCGAGCACCACCTTGCATCCTTCCGTGATCCACACGACCGTGTTGGCCGACTTGCACCACAGCTCCCAGACGCCGGCCTTTAGCTTTCCGTCATCGGCGTCGGCATCGTCGACGCGGACCGAATAGGATGCATCCCTGTAGGCGAGGCCCGATGTCTTCCGGAACCGCTTCCGCATCCCGGATTTCGTTAGCCAGGACCGTTTGGCGACCCAATCAACTTCTTTCCAGTTCCGCGCGGGGTCGTGGAGAAAATCGCGCCGATCGGCATGGTCGATGCAGACGCGCTCGACCAGACGCCCGTCCCGCCGTTCCGCCTCGTATCTGATCCAGGCGGCGCCGCGCGACTGGATGTTGAGGTCGTCGCGTACCAGGCGCATGACGCCGTCGATGTCCTCGCCGCGATAGGCGACGATCGTCGATCGCTCGAGCAGTTCCGCTGCCAGACGCGGCACCGGCTTGCGGTCCTTGAATTGCGGCACCACCACCGGCACCGGCGGCCGGGCGTAAATTGATGGCCCGAGGACCTGCACGTTGGCCCAGAACAGCTGAAACTGCCGGTCACGCCCCGCGGTGGCGAGCTTGTCCAGATCGCCATAAAGCTGATCGATATTGTCGGCGACCTGCTGATAGCGATCAAAAACACGCTCTGCGTCGGCAATCAGGCGGAGCCAGAGCTTCGACGATTTTGGTTCCGCGCCGGCGGACATCTCGCCGTCGGCGTCCTCGCGGTCCTCGACCATGTCAGCAACGGTGGTTTCGGTCACCGGGCGGCCGCCCTGAAAGCGATCATAGCTTCATCCTTTTTCCGTTGGTCGCGGCAGGCGGCAGCGGCAATGGCACCTGGCCGGGCCTGGCCTTCGGTGGGCCGCTGGCGGGCAGCTTGCGGATCCATGGCCTGCTCATGCAGGCGTAGCGCGTCTCGTCCGCCGCGTGATCTTCCTGGCTGGTGTCGAGATCTTCCGGCTTGTCCGGATCATGCATCAGCGCCGGTAGCGTCCTGATCGTGTGGACGCAGACGTCAAAGAACACCAGCATAGGCCTGTCATCGTCGTCGCCGGTCAGCCGGTCGCGCAGCTGGGCCCAGCCGCTCAGTGCACCGCGGCCCGCGACGCGGGTGTTGTCGGCAGGCCTGAAAGTGGCTCCCTCGCCGTCGGCCTGCATCAGCTCGGCGATCGACGGGCCGCCATTGACTGCGAAACAGGCCGGATCGAGCACGCCGTAAGAGAGCTTGTCGCCCTGCTCTCGGATCCTGATGCCCCTGCCGACCGCCGAAGCGGTCATCTTCAATCCGACGTCGGGCTTGAACCGTCCTTCGGCGTCCTTTTTGACGCCGTACCACTCGCGATATTTGACCAGGCATCCACGCGGCAACACGCGGCCATCGGGCGTCAGAAAATCGTCATCCACCACGGCATACCAGCCGACCGAGAATGGCTTGGCGGAGCCCCAGTCTGCCGCCCGGAAACGCAGCCAGTGCGAGGGCAATGTGAAAGGCTTGCAGACGTGCTTGGCGCGCGAGTAGTTGTCGAAGAACGCGCCCTCAATGATGTCCCAATCGCCGTCGCGCATGGCCTTCACGAGCGCGTCGGAGCCGAGACCGTTCAACCGGTTCTCGTAACCGGGATCCTGCTCGAGCAGGGTCGGGTTGTCTTCCAGCTTCGCCGGGATGTACTGGCGGAGCATGCCGCCTTCGTCGTTGGCGGCGCGATAGATGCGCAACGGCGCGATGCCGTCAATGAAGGTGCGCTTGACGAATTCGTGCCCGATGCCGCCCGGATTGGCTCCGCACAGGATGCGGGGGAACTTTCCGATATACTGCCGTGGCAGCACGATCGTGGTCATGCGCACGCGGTTCCGCAGGAACCGATAGATCGTGTCCGTAAAGTGGGTCAGTTCGTCGATGATCAGGACGTGGATCTCGGCGCCCTGGTATTTGAAGCGGTGCTTCTCGTCCTTGCAATGGCAGAGGTAGATCTTCGAGCCGTTCCAAAACCTGATCTCGTCCTCGATGATGCTGCAGAAGCCGCACAGCACCCATCCGGCCAGAAGCGCGCGGAAGCCAGCCGGCCCTTCCATGTGGTTCTTGATCAGATCGTCACGCAGCCGGCGGAACAGATAGACCTGCAGGCCCGGGATTGCAGCGCACCACACGATCGCGGCCACGCGCATCAGAAACGATTTTCCACCGCCGGCGGCGCCGCCATAAAGGATTTCAGTGGCCGGTGAATTGAACGCGAGCTCCTGCTTGGGGTGCAGGGCAACGTTGAGCTCCGCGTCCCTACGAGCTGGAGCGGCCAATGTTGATCACAGGCACAAGCATCATTCCATCGCCGAGCTCGAGCGTCTTCTTGAACATGCCGAGATGCTCGCCGATGTCCACGAGCGCTGCGCGTTTGTCATGAAGCTTGAAGGTGACCTTGCGCACCTCGCGGGCGTCCTTCCCCCGCCCTTCCTTGAAATCTTCCACCGCCACGGACTGGATCGCCGCAGCCTGGTCGCGTGACAGTTCCGACAGATCGACGAAAGGATCGCCATCATCAGTCACCCGGATGTAATCCCTCATGTTCGCGAAGCCGATCTTGATCAGTTCCTCGAGGACCTGCTGGATGTCGATGCCGGTTTTCTCCGCCGCCGCGGCCTGAAGCTCAGCAACCCGGGCCTCCACCTTACCATTACGGGCCAGGCGGGAGGCGTGGCTGGCGTTCGGCTTATAGCCGGCGGCCTTGTAAGCCGCGTTCTGCTTGGTGCCTTTCGCCAATAAATTCGCGAACTTCTCGTGTTTCGGGTCATCAAGAATCGGCATGCGGTCCCGCGGGGTCTGAGCCCGCGCTCCCTTTTTTGCCCGTCGGCGATTTTGGTAAGATTCAGGTATCCAGAACGGCGTCCAGGTAACCCAAGGTCAGCACGGAATCGACGATCGCGGCCGCCAGCTGGTCAGGGTGGCAATGGCGGAGCGCGGCCTCGCGCTCGAGGCGCGCATAGACTTCAGCGCTGATCCAAGCATGCGCCACGCGCGTGCGAACGGGCGTCCTGGTCGGCGGAAAAGCAAGGTCGATGCTGTTCATGCGGTCTCCACAGAAAAGGCCGCCAGATCTGGCGGCCCTTTCCTTTCGCTGCGGCGGCGCGCTCGATGTCAGCGTTTCGCTGCTGACGCCCGACGCGGCGGAGGCTTCGTTGATTTCTTCACGGGTGTTTTGGCGCGCGCGGGCGCTGCCTTTTTCTTCGGACTGGCCATGCGACCTCCTGTGTTGCGACCTGCAAATCAGGCCACACACAGGGAATCACAGGCGATTCCGCGCCGCAAGGCGCTCAGAAGGCCGGAAGCCGAAACGCATCGACGTTGGCCTCGGTGCGCTCCTCGAGATCCACGGCCGCGACCGCAACGACACGGTCAATCTCAACACAGCGATCCTGAAAAGCGTTCATGGCGGCGATAACGGCGATATCCGCCGGCGATCGCGCGGATTCCGGCGTCGCGATCGCGGCCGAATAGTCAAGCTGCAGCAGCTGCAGGCGCGCCGGCGAGATCATCGTGGCGCGCGCCGCCGCGGCAGCCTGGTGCAATTGCACTGCCAACGCCTGCTTTCGCTGGTCGAGCGTGGGCGGCGGCGGCGACGGCGGCGTATCGTCGAAAATGTCGTAGTCGGCGATGATGAACCGGTCGGGCCCGCGCTCCGCGACCGGGCCTTTATCGGGCACGACACGGATCAGGCTTTCGATCAGGACGGTCGATCGCGGCGCCGGCGCGCCCGGCGGGCCACTGCGGTGCGCCTCGAGCGCCGTGCGAAAATGAGACACCGAGATTGCAAAGTCAGCCGCGGGTCCGGATGCGCTGAGCGGGATTCTGATCATGAAAGACCCTCGAAAGCTGGCGTCCGTGAATGGCGCTTATCGGACACCAGAAAGCCTACAGGAATTCATCGCCAGCGTGATCATCGAAGCCATTCTCGCGCCGATCGTAGGTCTTCAGGGTGTCCACCTTCGCGTGACGCGTGATGAACATGATCCGAAAAACATCCACGCCGTGATCCAGTGACGTGGTCACAAAACCGGCACGTAGAGAGTGGCCGGAGAAGTCCTCGACATTGGCGCCGATCGCTGCGAAGGCGCGTTTTACGATGCGCGCCACCGAGCGATCGCTGAGAGCTGCTGATCCGACGCGGCCGTGCCGATCGACCTCGCGAAAAATCGGTCCGTCGCTGATGCCGGCCGCTTCAAGCCAAGCGCGCAGCGCGGCGCCTGGCTTCAGCAGCTTGCCGTTCGGCACCGGGATGTCGGCGCCGGCGCCGACCTGGTCGGTTTTTGACTGCCTGATGTGCAGGATCAGTCCCCGCGGCCGCGCCGTGACATCGACCACATTGAGCGCCACGAGCTCGGATCGACGCAGCGCGGCCGCGAAGCCGACAAGTAAAAGGGCGCGGTCGCGCAAGCCCTGAAGCGATTCCGGCAAGCGATTGATCGCATCTGACAAGAGATTGGCGGTCGCCGGCGCCTTGCGCACCTGCCTGCGGCCGAGCCGCCGGCGGACGCCGCGCATCACCGCCTTGACGCCCTCAGCGCCGGTCGGCGGCTCGAAGCCTGCCGCTTTGTGCGCGTAACGGATGGCGGCGACGCGACGTTCGATCGTCGCCGTCTTCCGGCCGGCGTCAGCCAGGTGCGCTAGGTACTGAGCCACGACGATGGGGCTGGCCTGCAGAAACGGCTCGCCGCGGGCCTCGCAGAAGGCCTGGAAATCCACCCAGTCGGTCGCATAGGCCCGGCGGGTGTTCTCCGACTTCTCGGCGGCCAGGTAGGCCCGCACCGACGCCAACGGATCGACGAGCTCGGAGGACATGCATCAGCTCCCCCGAGCGAGGGCAAAGAAATCGAGAGGGCACCAACCAACTGGGGGTATGAACCCCAGCTGCAGCTCTCCATGCGCGTGAGCTGCCCCTTCGCGTCTAGGACGCGCCTCTCGAGAGCAGTTCGGCCTTTCGGCTGCCCTGCTGTTCCCACCGCGCAATCGCGAGCGCGACATAAGCCGGATTGAGCTCTATCGCGAAACATCGACGGCCTGTCAGCTCTGCCGCGATGATGGTTGTTCCACTGCCAACGAACGGATCATACACCGCGTCGCCCTGCAGCGTGTGATTCAAGATCGGACGGCGCATGCATTCCAGCGGCTTCTGCGTTCCATGCCCGGTGTCGGACCGGCGATGCGGGATCTGCCACACCGTCGTTTGCTTGCGATCACCCTGCCAGTTCGCAGTTTTCAGTTTGCGAACAGCATACCAGCAGGCTTCATGCCGCCAGTGGTAATGCCCGCGCGAGATAATCAGCCGGCCCTTGTCCCAGATGATTTGCGAGCGAACGCGGAAATCAGCGGCCGTCAGGCTCAACTCGACGGCGCTGGCATGCAGGCCGGAGTGCCAGACATAGGCGACGTCGCCCGGAAACAGCTTCCACGCCGCGCGCCAGTCGCTCGTGTCATCATTGAGCACACGGCCGGTGGCGCGGACCGATCGGCCCAGAGCCTTGTGGCGCCATCCCGGATCGTAGCCCACGCCGTATGGTGGATCGGTCGCCATGAGCCGCGGCCTGGTCGAGCCAAGCAGCCGCGCGACAAGGGCGGGATCGGTGGCGTCCCCGCATGCCAGCCGGTGCTTGCCCAGGCGCCAGATGTCGCCGTTAACGACGTGAATGAATTTTGCCGGCGTTACGAACGCCGGGGACTCGGACTGATGCATGATCTGAGGCACAAACTGCCCCGCCGCGTGCGCGGTGGCGGGATGGCCGGATAGCGGCCGGATCAGGTCATGCGAGTGTCAGCTCGCGGCTCGGGTGTTGACGCACCCTAGCCCCCGTCTCTTTCGAGCGCGGACTTACATGGTGGACGCTCCGCGCATGGCAAACCTCTGGTTCTGCCTGTGACGGTGGCTAGACCGCGCCCGGTGTGGTCCTTGTTATCGGACTCCACCGTAGCCCGCTCCTGTCGGCGAAGCGTTCACTCGCGCCATTGTAAGGCTACATCGAAAGGGTGTGACTCACACCTCGACGGGCTGCAGCATCTGCGGCTCCACCGGCCATTCCTTGCGGCCGAGAATCGCCATTTCGAGGATCACGTTGGCGCGACCGCGGGCGTCGAAGCTCGCGATGTTCGCCAGCATTTTTTGCCACGGCAGCACTTCCGCCCAGACCATCTGGCCGACCTTATAAGGCCCTTCGCCTTTCCTCAGCGCCTGCCGCAGCCACTTCGCATCCCGCTCTTGTTCGGTGAGACGAATGGCCTCGATCTGCGCGGGCAACAGCCGCGCCGGCGGTCCGTCATCAATGCGCAAAAAATCGCTGAAGCCGCGTATTCTGCGCACCTCCCGCCAGGCGGCGGCGGCGAACGGCAACGGCAGGAACAAATAGTTAGGAATCATCGGCCGCAAAATCTCACGCGTCCGCCCACGACCAGCGTTTGTTCGCGCGTGCACCACCGGGACATAGGGCTTCAGCTGCAGCCGATCGGCGAGCCGCTCGGCGGTTGATCGCTCCTGCGATGGCTCGGTGATGACGACATGCCAATGCCGCTCGTCATCACCGATCAAGGGCAGCGGACGGGGCACGTAGCCGACGATCTGACCGATTTCATACACCGCCACGCGAATCCGTCTCCTCCGCCGCGCGGACGGATTCGAGCCCATACTCGACCAATTGCCGAGCCTGCTCGGCGAAGCTTGTGCCCGCAGCCACCGCCCGCGCGCGGACGTCCCCGAAGGTTTCATCGTCGAATGGCACGGCAACCCGCCGCACGTGTGGCGTCCGCACCGGATAGCCCATCGCTGGAACGCGCCGCCTCATCCTGCGCTGACCCTGGAAAACCTTGCACCAACCCTTTGCTAGTGCATGGTTATGGCTTCCCGTTTACGGACTTCTTAACACCCGGCGGGATCGGGCTCTCGTCGAAGGGCGCGCATGACCGGGATATCCTCGAGTCGCGCGATTTCGCGTGCCGGCGCCCACAGGGTGATCGCGAACCGCGGATGATCCTCGACGCGCACCTGAAAGTAATCGGAGCCGGCGGTCAGGACCCTCGCCCGCACAAAGACGATGTTCCCTTCCCGACACTTGCGCGACGGCATGCTCTCTCCCCAAAAGGCGGGCACCGGTAACCCATCCTACATGTTGGGAAAAAAGTAGCAATTGCAATTGCTTGCCGCAAAAACTTAAGTTTTTGGAGGATCGTTTTGAATTCAGTGTTTTTTCCGCACCTGGAATTCGAAGGAACCATCCTTCGCGTAGAACACTAGGACGTAGGGACCGGTCTCGTTAATTTCTTCGACCGGAATGGAGACCTCCGAGCCAAGCCGGTTCACCAGCACGATCAGCAGCTGCTCCTTCAGGTCGTTGATCGCGCGGGCATGGGCCGGCGCATCTGGCGCGGCCGCCGCGATGCCGAGACCCATGGGCTTGACCGGGCGCAGCAGCAACCCGCCCTTGAGAACGTGTTCGAGCAGACCGGGACTGAGATCGGCCGTGGACGCGGGGCGATACCATTCATGGGATGCGGCCATGCTCTGGTCGTACACACAGTACAGACTGGAGAGCATGGTGCCGCTGCATCTCTCGTGAGCTTTGCAAGTCAGCATGAACGGCGTCACGCCTTCGTCGACGTCCACCGTCACGATGTGACCGTGACAGGCCTCGCAGGTGTAGATGTTCTTTTTGCCCTTGAAGCCTTCCGGCGCGCCATGTTTCAGCTTTTCCATCACACAACCTCCTCATAGGTCGCGGCGAAAATGTCGGGCTTGCAAGGGTAGATCTCACCTTTCACGCCACGGATAATCCAGTCCCCCCACGAAACAACGTGCAGTCCTTCCAGCGTCACGATTTGCAGCATGTCGGGCATCGCCGCGTCCATATCGACGCGCTGTAACGAGCCGGGACTGTTTCGCCCCTCATTCCAAGCTGAATGAAGCCAGTTCGGCCATTCCGAATTATCCATCCGACGCTCGCGCGTCATCTGAAATGCCTCGATCTCGACGGGCTTCTTGCGGAATTTTCCCATCACAACATCCCCAGTGCCTGCATGTAGATTTCCAGGACAGCCTCATGCTGGCGGCGTTGATCCACATCCTGCTTGCGCATGCGGACAATGGCGCGCAGCGCCTTGGCGTCGAAACCGCTGCCCTTGGCCTCGCCATAGACGTCCTTGATGTCGTCGCCGATCGCCTTCCGCTCCTCCTCGAGCTTTTCGATACGCTCGACGATCGCTTTCAACTGCCCGCCGGCGAAGCCGTAATTGTCGTTTTTGGCGATGGTGATGGCCATCAGAACCAGCTCTCGAGCGCCTTGAGTTGCGCCTCCAGTTTCGTTGCCGCGCGCCCGTTCTCGTTCTCGAGCATCTCAAGACTTTCGAACAACGTCACGGCGGCGCCCTGCGGGCCGCCGGTTTTGCTCGCGGAAGTGTTCTCAGCAGACCTGTCCTGCGGCGACCGCTTGATGCTTTGCATGACGTGATCAAGCTGCAGGGCGATGCGCTGAAACCGGCTCGTGGTTTCGCGCATCTGTTCAAGGATCATCTGGGCTTCGGAGCGCCTTGGCAGCTCCGCATCCGGCAGGCGAGTCGCGTTATCCATTGGTCGAGCTCCTTTTCAGAGGCACGGGCGGAATCGGCAGCGGCGGGCCCTTCTCCGCCAGCCGCCGACGGTTGATCTGATCGGAGATCAGGACGTGAAACTGCGCCGAGACCAGCGTGGTGGCCGCCGCCGCACGAATGATCGCCGCCAGGGCAAACGGGTCCTCGCCGAGCTGACGGCGCCAGCGCGCGATCGCGGTCCGCGCCTGCAGCGGCGGGATGCGCATGCGCTCCGTGATCACCTGGCAGCCCTCGGTGGCCAACCAGTGCTCGGCGTCTTCCCTGCTGACGGCTTCGTCCGCGTCAGAGCATGTGGCGTCTGGTTCCGTCGCATCGGAACCGCCACTATGAATTGTCTGGTCTGCTCTGGGCGTGACTGTCACGATGTCACGCGTGACTGTCACGGTGTCACGCGTGACACGTTCATCTTGGGGGGGGTCGCCGGTCGCCGGCGGGCGGAGCATCGCGCGTTCCCGCTCCTGCTTGAGCTTCGCCCGGCGACGGCGTTGCCGTTCTGCCGCGGTCGTATCCTCGTGGTCCGGATTGCGCTCGTGGAAGTCTACGACATAGTCCTGGTCGATCCAGGCAATGTCGGGCTCCTCCAGCGCAGCCCGGATACGGGCGACAACGGTGGGACGAAGGTCAAGGGAGGCGGCGAACTCGGGGATACTCATCTCCGCGACCGAGCCGCGGGGGGTTGAGCGGTTGGCGAGCGCCTCCAGGCGCACCACCACCGCAATGACGTAGCTCAGGTGCAGGCCGGTCTTTCGCGCGATGGCACGCCAGATCGGCATGTCGGCGAAATCGTTGCGCAGCCTCGTCCACTCGTAGCGCCGGTGCTTTTGCCGCTGGGCGGCGGCGAGCGCGGCGCGCATGTTGTGTGCGTTGTCCCGGCTCATGCCGCCACCCTGTTGCCGTCCAGGGTCACGACGGGATCGAACTTGCCGGCCTCATAGCCCCATGTGTCCCAGCCGGGACGCGACGTGCGCGAGAAGATTTCGGCGCGACGCGCTGTGGGCATGTAACGTTCGCACCAGGCGTAAGCTTCCTCCGGTTTGCGGGAATGCTCGCGGCGCAGGCCGTCGAAGATATTGCGCGCCGCCTTCGAGTTGTCGCGCGGATTGCCTATCACCGCGAGAAACCATGGCTCGCAGCTCGAGCGCACGCGATAGCCGGGGCCGATAGAGACGTGGCCGTTCACGGTCGTCTTGCGCCAGGCCCCGCCAGTCACGACGCGCGCGCCCCAGGCGTCGATGCATGCGCCGATAGGCGAGCGTGACGCATCGAAATCCGCGTAGCGCCGGCTGGGGGCGCCGCCATACATCACATGCGGCCACACCCCCCAGACGAACACCACGCAGGAATCGGCAGCCAGCTGGCTGACCGGCAGCGCGGCGATCTCCTCGAAGCTCATGAGGCCGTACTGGCGCGCCGCGCTTTTGCCCTCGCCTTTGGGGGAGCGCATTTCCGTCGGCCACGGCGGATCGATCATGATCAGATCGTAGCCGAACATCCGCAGACCTTCGAACGGCCATGCCGATCGGGGGCCGACGCGCGGCAGCCGCGCCGGGTCGCACCCCTGGCTGAACGCCCTGACCTGCCGGGACAGTTCGCCCGAGGGCAGCCGGTGCGCGATGCACACCTCCTGGATGCTGACGACTCCATCCAGGATGGCCGCCACCAGTCGGGCCCTCGCCCCCGGTGTCCATGTCGGCACCGGCGCCAGCAGCGCCGCGCGCTGCCGGTTGAGTTCGATATCGCCCTGCCCCGCCATGGCGCTATCCCGGCAGCTCGGCCCATGCGGAGGCCAGGCCCAGCAGGAAACCGCCCACCGCCCCGATGCTGGTTCCGATCAGCAGCATCAGCAGCATCACGAAGGTCGGGAGCAGGAACGGCAGCGCATCGATCTCGCTTTTCCGGGGGTGCGGGCGCGCGCCACGCCGATCGCGCAGAAATGTCATAGCGGTCTCAATGTCTTGGAGGGATAGGGACGCTGACGCAACAAAACGCCGGAAACGCGAAAATCAGTTATCCACAAGGCCGAAATGGCGAGCGCCGGCCCGGCCAAGTTATCCACAGGGGCGAAAAACCGCTGGACGCGGATTCGACTCTGGCGCAGTCGCCACATCTGCTTCGCGCATGTGCACGCGTATCTTCATGCCGCCACCATTTGCTTTTGCTCGGCGATCAGCGCCGAGAGAGCTTTCTTCCGCTCTTTGGGCGTCACCTGCTTCCACAATTCGGGCGGCGCACTCAGGCGCTTCCGCGAAAGCGCAAAAGTCATCACGAGAAAGTAGCGGGCGGGAAATGTCGGCGCCTGCCTCCATCCCGACACCAGTTTGTAATGCGCCCCGGTTAGGGCCGAGACTCGCCGAAGCCCACCAAGCGCGGAGATCACTTCGGCCGTTGTCGTCAAGGCTGACGAATCGCGACGGGATGCTGCCATGGAATCTGATTAATCCGACTTATTCGGATTTGCAACGAGACGAATATGCTCGATAGCTTCGAATCCCGTCTGGCCTCACGTTCCGGGGTTATGGCGCGACGGAAGACGATATCCGCCTCAGAGGTCCTGAAGGGCGAAATAGGCAATCAATCCGGGCGGCTGAAGCTGCTCAGGAAGACGCTTGGCTACGAAACCGCCATGTCGTTTGCCGCTTTTTTGGAGATTCCCTACACCACCTACCACCCCTTTGAGAAAGGGCAGCCCTTAAGTCGTGACGCGGCATTTCGCTTAGTGCGAAAGGTTCCGGGAATGTCGCTCGACTGGCTTTATTTCGGCAAACCCGAAGGATTACCCCTCGAACTCGCCCGTCGCTTAGGGGTTTTTGGGAACGTCAAAACCGACTGACCAGCCGGATCGCGCGGGGGCGGCGGATGCGGCGGAGCCGGCGGTCCGTCGAAAAAAAACGTCACCAATTCTTTTGCACAAGCCAGTACCGCGAGAGCATCTTCCGGCGCATCAGGCAGCTGCGCTGCGATCTGTAACGCCTGCCTTCGGTGCCAACTCGTTGCTTCTGAAATCATTTCATGCCCCCGAGAACGCGCAATACTTGCACCTCACGGTATCTGATCGCCAAGGTCGCGGAGTCTAAATCCGTTAAATTCGGATATTATAATTGAAAATCCGAATTTCTCGGATTACCCTCTGAGTCGTTCACAACGCTCATGAGGGAACGCCATGGCGTACAAGCGGAAATTCGGAACCAAGAAGCGCGACGACATCTGGGCGCGCGAAAGCACGAATGCCTACCTCGCCGGTCACGGGCGCCTGCCGCTCTGTGTCCACTGCGACCAGCCGGTCTACCCAGATCAGGCCTGGGACGTGTCCCACGTCGCGGTGCCGCGCGCGCTCGGCGGCAAATCCGTTGGCTGCGGTCACCGGAAGTGCAACCAGCTCGACAACGTCAAGGTGGTGATCCCGGCGGTCGCGAAGGCCGAGCGCGTGCGGAAATTCCATTGCGGGATTTCCGGACCCGGCCTCGGGCCCCATCCCATGGACGGCGGCCGCCGCTCGCGCCTGAGCAAGACCTTCCGGCATGGCGTGCAGCCCAGGCTGACGCTGGCGCAGAAGCACCAGTTGTTCCTCGCGCGCCGCGCCATCGTCCCGCTCGCCGAAACCGGCGAGGTCGCACGATGAAGCACATCTTGTCGACGCCAATGTTCAAGCCTGCTGCTGACGAAATCGAGCGGTTGCCGGCGCACTCGATCGAGATCATGAGCCGCTGCGCGCGCGGCGAGAAGTACCGCGAAATAGCCATCGCCCTCGACATTCCGATCGGCACGGTGCGCAGCAGAATTCATCGCGCGCGCGAGAGAATCCTTCGGTCCCGCAACACCACGGCGGAAGCGACGCGGGGCGCATCATGAGACGCGCTGTGAAAGTTGACGAATTCAACGCCCTCGACCGCCTGGTGCGCATCGCGGAGGGCAATACCGGCCAGAGCCGCCGCGTCGCCAACTTCCTGCTGGCATGGTGGAACGCAGGAAATTGCGGCGGCTTCGACCTCACCGATCTCTGGATGGTCGACCAGGCGATCGCCGACGACATGATTGCTGTGTTCAAGCTTGTCAGCCACTGGCGCAATTATCCTGATACGGCCGGCCTCGGTGCGCGGTTTGAAAAGCTGGTCGGGCAATGGCGGCCGCATCTGGTTGAGGAGAGCGCCTGACCATGGCTTCCTTCCGCAATCACGCCGCCGATCTCAAGATGGTCGAAGACGCGGTTAGGCCCCACCTCGAGGCCATCGCCGCATTTTTCAAGGATCCGGCGATCACGCTGCTCGTTCGGCCGCGAGATGTTGAAGGTGCTGAATTCGTCATGACGTCGGAAGGTGACGTCGACAAGGCAATCGAGGCCCTGCGGAAAGTCTGGGGGCGCAAATGAATTCCGCGGGGATAGCTCAACTTTTAGAGCGCCGGGGCTCCCTCCCGGAGGCTGCAGGCGGAAATCCTGCTCCCCGCTCCATCACCATTGCCCAGGCGATGGCCGCCGGTCTGCAGCACGATCCCGCCATGCTCGCGGCCGGACGCGCCGATCGCGCCGCCGGCCGGCCCTGGCGCCTCACGCCATCCGAAGTGCTGTCGGGAGAAGTCGATGTCGTTGCGTATGCGTCTGGATTTTTTGGCCAGCGTTTCGGCCGCTAACGATCAATGGAGCTCGTCATGGCGCTTATTTGCTGCGGCTGCGGCTGCACGAACGAACAGGCCTGCCCCGGCGGATGCAGCTGGGTCTCACTCAAGCCACCGCTCTGCTCGGCATGTGTCGAGATGGGCACCGAGGCAGCCCTCGAGGCCGCGGATATCGCCACCGCATCTGTCGAGGTGGATGACGTCTTCTGCCCGGCGTCGCCGATTCCGGCGCCGCATCGGCCGATCTGGACCGACGCGCACAATTGCCATTGCGTCAACTGCCGTGCGCCGCTCGCCGCATGAAAAGCCGGCGCGCAATACTCAGCCGCGCCGTCACTGCCGCCACGCTCCGCTGCCCTTTGATCGAAATGGCAGCGGCGAAGGCCGCGCAGGGATCAGCGACGGATCAGCTGACACAGCTCGACGATGCGATCAGCCACGCGCGGCTGTTGCTCGGCGCGCTGCAGGACGTCCGCACCACGCTGGGCTGCGACATACCAGGAGCTGCAGGATGAAGCGGAAAACGGGCCTCCCCATGCCCTGGGATCATCCGGCCGTTGTCGGCAAGCATGTCGTCAGCATGACACGGGATTACGTCGGGGGCGCCACGATCGGCGTGGCGACCTGCCAGTGCGGCTGGTGCTGTCGGGTCGAACTCACCTGTTCCGGAGTGGACGAACGTGACGACGCCGTGTTCTTGCACTGGCGGTCCGTGATCGATGCCGACGTCAATGCCAAGCTCTCCGCCACCAGGCAGAAACGGCGGGCCGCATGAGCCGGCATCCTGTATCCACCGCGGTGCGGTTCAGAGTGGAACCACGCTTGGCGCCGGCGAACAAGGCCGCGCGGGTTCTGCACCTGACGGCGGCGGAATTCGAGGCCAAGCTGCCCGAGTTGATCGCGCGCGGCTTCCCAACCGCGGAGCCCGTAACAGGCTTCTACGACCTCAAGAAAATCGATGAATGGTTAGATGATCCACAGCCTCGTTTGACCCGCCCTCAAAAATTGCGCGACGCTGCGGAGGTCTTCCAGCAGCGACTCGCGGGGTTCGGGAGTGGGAAAGGTGGGCATTAGGTACTACACCACCAGGCAGCGGCCGGGAAAGCCGCGATGGGGCTATTGGGCCCCGTGCCTTGCGAGACGCAGCAAGAAGACCGGCAAGATCGAACCCACCGAAATGGCAAAGGCCGGATTCAAGCTCGTTGATTGCGGCGAGGATGGTCCCGCCGCGTGGGCTGTCGCTGAGCGGTGGAACGCCAAATGGGACGCTTATCGAGCCGGCCAAGCCGTCGACGTGGCAGCTCTCGTTTCCGCAGAGATCGAGGACCGCTGGCCGATCGGCAGTGTCGGCGATGGTTATCAGCGAGCTCTCAAGATGCGCGACGCGGAACTGGCCAAGAACGGCGTCGTGCTGACGCGGGAACAGAAAAGTCGGGACGACTGGCCGCGCGCCTGGAAACATCTGCGCGTGTTTGGCGATTGTGATCCGAAGACAATCACGCCCGAAATGTTCCTGTCGATCCATCCGGAGACCGGCAAGGTATCTGGATTGCTGGCGGAGATCGAGGCGAAGTGGTCCGTGACCGAGCGGCACCGCACAGTCAAGGTGTGGCGGGCTCTCTGGAAGAAAATGCATATTTTTGAATATTGCGGCGCTCGTCAGGATCCATCGCTGCTGATCGCCAACAGCCCGCCACAGCCGCGCCAGGACACGTGGCTGCGCGCGGAGGTTCTCAAGCGAGTCCAGATTGCCTGGCGGCACGGCTATCGGGGGCTGGCCGCCTGCATCGCTGTCGGTTGGGACTCGATGCTTTCGCCCGTAGATGCGCGCACGCTGACCCTTGGTCAGCTTGTGCAGACAGCGAACGGCCTCTCCTATTTCGAAGTGGATCGCGCCAAAACAGGAAAGGCGGCGGCCGGCACGTTGACACAGTGGTCGCTTGCGCTGCTCACGGCCTACGTTGCCGAGCTCAGAAAACACGGCGTGGAATTGCTTCCGACGGCGCAGATATTCCGGACGCCCGGTACCGAGCCGGGGCCGAATGGCGGCCGACGCTGGGCACCGCAGCCCTACAGCAAGGATCTCATGTCCAGGCATTTCCGCGAACAGGTGCGGGAGACCATCGACGAGACCGATCTGCGTCAGATCCAGGACATGAGGCGCTCCGGTGCCGTTGAGGGCCTCGCTGGTGGCGCGACGGCGTCCGACACGTCGCAGAAGATGGCGAACACGCTGATGGCCTCGGCGCGGCTCCAGAAGGTCTACACGCCCGTCAACGTCGCGTCTGTGCTTCGTTTCGATGAAGCCCGAGCTCAAGGCGCAAAAGAGCTTCGACGGGTGCATAGAAAGGACGGAGGCACCAAGTGATCAGCATCAACGAAGGTGTCCGTTGCGTTTCGACTCCGTCTCAAAAGGAGTCGAATCCCGGTATTTTGTTGCCCATTCGGATATGGGCTAGAGTCGAATCGTCCACGGGATTCATTGCCTTTTTACCCGAAGGCCGCCGGCCTGTCACGCCGGAGGTCGCGGGTTCGAGCCCCGTCTCTCGCGCCAGATTTCCCCATAAAATCAAAAGCATTCCGGCCGGGCGTTTTCGCGATTCGACTCCGCGCCGCCACGCGATTCGACTCCGCGCACCGTTTCGTTCCCTCCCCCTTCTCATCAGTTCTCGTTGCGTGGCGTTCGCCGCGCGCGTCCGCGCGCGCCCTCACCCTCACCCCAAGGACCCATCATGATCCCCGCCTATCCCCTCCAGTGGCCAGAGGGCTGGCCGCGCACGCCCCGTTTCAGACGTAAGAACGGGAGATTCTCCAAAAAGAACCAACTGTCACTGGCTCGCAACCTGACGATCGCCGACGCCGGAGAGCGTCTCCGCTACGAGGTCGGTCGGCTCGGTGTGGCGGATGGCGACGTGGTCATTTCAAGCAATCTGCAGCTCACTCTTTCGGGCCATCCCCGCAGTGGTCAGCGAGATCCCGATGATCCTGGCATCGCGGTCTACTGGCAGATCAAAGGCGCTCCGATGCGGGTGCTCGCGATCGACGCTTACACGAAGGTGCATGACAACATCGCCGCGATCGCCGCCACCCTCGAAGCGATGCGCGCGGTCGAACGGCATGGCGGCGCCCAGATCCTCGAGCGAGCGTTTACCGGCTTTACGGCACTGCCTTCGCCAGACCGGAGGTGGTGGGACGTTCTCCAGGTCACAGCCGCGGCCTCCAGAACGGAAATCGAGGTGAACTACCGCCGCCTCGCCCGCGATCGACATCCCGACAACGGCGGAAGCAATGACGCCATGTCTGAGCTCAACCGCGCTCGGGACGAGGCGCTGAAAGCGAGGTCGGCATGATGCGGAAATGGGCCAGCCCTGGAGAAGTGGCATGGTGAAGAATAGCCTTGCGGACCTGAACGACCATCTGTTCGCGCAGATCGAGCGCCTGTCCAATGAAGACCTGACACCGGAACAGATCGACACCGAAGCCAAGCGCGGCAACGCCATCGTAGCCGTAACCGATCAAATCCTGCGTCATGCCAGTCTGCAGGTGCAGGCGGCTAAAATCATATCCGATCACGGCAATGATCCGACCAAGCATCTGCCCGCGCTCGGTCCGAAAGCAACGCGCGTCATCGACGGAACAAAGCAATGACTAAGGGCGCGCGCATCGTCTACAGCGAAGCCGAGCGCAAATGGCTCGCGGACAACTACAGAATGGTTCTCGGCGACTATCATGCTGCATTCGTCGCCACCTTCAATCGCCCGGATGTCTCGACCGACAACCTGAGGTCGCTGCGCGTCCGCATGGGTTGGAAGGTCGGCCGTGATCCCGGCCGCTACAAGGGGCGATTGACGCTGGTGTCGCTGGCGGAGGCCGAGTGGCTTCGCAGTAATTGCATGATGCCAGGCGATCAATACTGCGCGGCTTTTCACGCCGCGTTTCCGGTTTCCAAGGCGACGGACAAACAGATCCGGGCGCTACGCAAGCGGCAGGGATGGAAAACCGGCCGCACCGGCCGATTTGAGAAAGGCTCGGTTCCTTGGACCAAGGGTAAAAAGCTGCCGTTCAATGCGAACAGCGCCAAGACACAGTTCAAGAAGGGGAGCCGCTCCGGGATCGCGGTCGAGATCTACAAGCCAATTGGCGCGGAGCGATTGTCCGGCTCCGGCTACCTCGAGCGAAAAATCCATGATGGCATGCCCCTGCAGTCACGCTGGCGCGCCGTCCACCTGCTGAACTGGGAAGCTATCAACGGTCCCATTCCAAAGGGTCACGCGCTTAAATGCCTCAACGGCAACAGGCTGAACACGGATGTGTCCAACTGGGAGCTGGTGCCGCGCGAATTGCTGCCGCGCCTCAACGGCAAGTCAGGCCGCAACTACGACACCGCGCCGGCGGAGATCAAGCCGACGATCATGGCAGTCGCCAAGCTCGAGCATGCGGTTCGTGCCAAAGCGAGGAAGGCACGATGACCACGCTCCCCCGCCTCGAGCTCGTGGATTTGGGCAGCCCGTTCGACGAAGCCGTTCTGCTGGTCGACGGCCACGAAGAGGAGACCATCCACATCGATTGCCCCGGCGCGCTGCAACTGGCTGCGCGCCTGGTCGCAGTCGTCAACGCCCACAACGAAACCATGGAGGCACTCACGGGTGCCATCCATGCCCTTCGCAGTTACCAGTACGGCAACGCGTCCCCCGAGCTCGCCAGGTCGATCGCCGACCGGTGCGAGGAAATCCAGAAAGGATCAGCATCATGATCATCACGGCGGCGACTTTTTCGAAGCATCAGAAGCTTTACGACGAGATCGTTCAGTCTCATCCGTCCCTCCTGCGCGGCAAGGTCTGGTGCAGCCGCTGCCGGCAGGCCCGCGAGGTCGATGCGGCCGAGTGCCTGCGCAACGGCTGGCCCAAGTGCTGCAGCGTCACGATGACGATCGATCCGCCGAAGGGAGCAAATCCATGAAGATCACGCTTGAAGCCACGGGCACGATCGAAACAGTTCATGGGTTCCCCGCCAGGATCTGGCGCGGCAACACCGAGTCCGGCATCGAGGTCACTTGCTGGATCCCGATCATCCAGGTGCGGCGCGATGCCGACTGCTCCGACTTCGAACGAGAGCTCAGGGAAATCGAGGTGCAGCGCCAGTTGGTGTCCATGGATATTCGCATGGTGTTGTGATGTCGCGCGAGCCGAAGGTGCTTGACGAAGAAATCCAGTACCTCGGCCCCGTCGCCATAGCATCGTTTGTCGACATAGGCTGGATGAAGCAATGGCCTCTGACCTGGACCAGCACCGGCCTGCGCATGCTCCAAAGCGGCTTTGGCAGGTGGGAGGGATCATGCCAGATGCTTCCCGGCGATCATCGCCTAAGCTCCCTTGGCGCGGCCTGCTGGGACAGGCGACGAACACGAGTTCCTCCGGGAACATACCTCCCTCTGGAATGGGATCAACGCCCCGCATCAACAGGCAATAGTAAGTTCCATCAATGCCTTGAAACGGACCGTTAAAGAAAAAATGGAATGCTTTGGCACTCACACGACGAGAGTGCCAATGACTACTGCCACCGTTGCCCCGAGTCCGCTGGACAAGAAGATCCTCACGAAGCGCATCGCGCTCTGTGAGGAACTGGTCTCGATCCACAAGAAGCACGAGAGCGTGTTCGCACGCATGGATGAGATCAAGTCCGAGCTCAAGGCGATCGCGACCAGCACCAGCGCCAACTTCAAGGAAACGATCGCCGGCAAGGGAACCGTCACGGTGGCCGGCGAGAAAGATGGCGCATTCAAGGGCGACTTCCCGATCGTCCGCATCGAGGCCTGGAAGGGGCTGAAGCCGAAGCAGCAGGATGACCTCCTGGAGAAAGGCATCATCGCCATCGAGGCGCAGTACAGCGGCAAATATTACGGCGCCGTCACGGTGAAACTGTTCTGACCCCAGGAGCTTCAATGGACAAGATCATCGAACCAACCGTCGGCCGCATCGTCTGGTTCCGGCCGACGACCGCCGAAGCGGATCCGAACGGCCAGCCGCTCGCGGCGATCGTCACCAAGGTGCTGAGCCCGCGCGAGGTCAACCTCGCTGTCTTCCGCGGCGACGGCACGGCGATCGGAAAATCGTCGGTGGTGCTTGTGCAGGAAGGCGATCCCGTCGCCGAAGGTACTGAGTACGCCGAATGGATGCCCTACCAGAAGGGTCAGGCAGCCAAGGCCGAAGCGCTGCAGGCGAAAATCGCCGATATGAATCCGAATCCCGCTGGCGACGGCCAGACGCAAGCGGACCAGACCCCTGCTCTCGCACAGGCGACGGTGCAAGCTTGAACAGCCTCACAGCCGCCGACGCACTGTCCGCATCATCAGCCGTCGCTCCGCGCGTCGCGTTGTCCGACATTGAAAGCGCGATTGCGGAGAAACACTTCATTCGCGCCGATCATGCCATCGGTGCTCCCGGCGCCAA